AGTCTTCTGAGTAGTAACGACCCTGACGAACTGCGGTGTCGAAGTAAGTCTTCAAATGCTTGTCATACTTTGGATCTAATCCAATGTCGTTCTTGTATGGCTTAACTGCTGGGTGATTATTCATTTTAGCGAACACTTCACGTTTCATCAACAAGAATCCAGTACCTGCTTTAGATACTTCTTGTAGACCTTCAGTTCCTTCTTCTGCACCTTCGAAGCCGTTAACTACCCACTTGATTGGCATAGTCTTCATTGGGTACAACCCACCGATAACGTCTTTGTCGCGGTTCAACAATACTAGCAAGTGCCATGGCTCCCAACCGATATCGGCGTCAACAAAGAACAAGTGAGTTGAATCAGTTTGTTCTAAGAACTTTGCGGTTAGTGTGTTACGAGCACGAGAAATCAATGATTCGTTGACCATTGTTTCCAATGTCCAATCGATGTTTAATTGACGGGCAGTGTTAGCCCACTTGATGAATGACATAAATGTAGATTCAGTCAACATGCCACCATAACAGGGCATTGCAATATGGACTTTAGTTGTTCGTAGATAATCTACGTTAACTTGAACTTGTCCATCTGCTGCTTTCGCAGCTTGTTCCTGTTGAGCTTGTTCAGCAATTTCCTGAACTTTTTCTACTGGAACTGTTTTTTCTTCTTGTTTCTTCTTTGCCATTTGGTCCTCTTATAAGATGTAAATATTTACACATATAAGAGGGGGTCAAATTATTTTTCGTCTATATAATCTTCTTTTAGGTCACCTTCGTCATGGTCGGACTCACCCTTGACTCCGTAATTACCACGACTACCTTGACTACGTTCTTGCCAAACCATAAACGCTTTTGGGCGATGCTTCACGTATTTCTCATACGCATACTTGTGCGCCATGCCCATACTATCTGTTTGGTACAATGGTCCACCGATCCAATCGAACTGGTCTTCTGGGTTACATTGATAAACTTGGTACTCAGCGTATGGTAAACCGTCATCACCGTTGCCAGGAGCAAATTCATCTAACTTGTGATGGTTAACTCGTTGTTCTTTGTCTACTAATTCACTGTTTGTTCTTAAACGTTCTGCATCAGCTTTAGCTTTTGCGGCAGCATCAGCACGAGCTTGGGCAGCATTTGAATCTGCGGCTGCTTTGTACATTGCTGCTTGATGACTTGGCGTAGGGAAAGCACCAGCAATCGCACTTGCTTTGCCTGCTGCACCTAATGCGCCAGCGCCTGCAATACCTTTTAGAATGCCTCTACGAGTAATGCCAGCTTCCGCCACACTTTGCTTCTCTAACTTAGCAATACGAGATTGAAGTTGTGCTACTTCTTTAGGACGCTTGTATGGACCAGTGGCGATTTGTTCTAAACGCTCTTTATACTTTTGAATCAAGTATTCAGGAGTCATATATGATGAGTTGCCTGGGTGACGACGGTAAGGATCGCTGTATGGTCGACCATCCTTCATTCCAGGTCTGTCGATTTCAGCCTCCGCTACACCTTGTTGAGGGTTATCAATCTCTGCTAACTTAGCACGAATCAATTCAATCAACTTGTTATGTGTGCCTGAAAGAGCACGAGTCTTTTCAATGTAGTTTAGAATCTGATTAGTTTCTGCTGCATACTTTGCTCTCCATTGAGGAGTTCTAGCAGTAGTAATGTCTTTGACGTTATCTAATCTGTCAGCAAGTTTAATCACAAGCGCATAACTGCTCATTGCAGCCATCTTATGTGATAGATACTGTGCCTTACCTACTTTTTTGATTTCTTCTGGATCACTTGTTAGCTCTTTAACTAGTGACGCAACCAATCCACCAAACAAGTCATGCAGAATTTCCTGAGTTGTATCAGTATCTTCAATTGTATCATGTAGATAAGCTGCACTAATCAATGCATCTAAGTTATGTGATTGCTTGAACTGTTTAATGTGATTAGCAACACGAACTGGATGAGAGATGTATGGATCACCACCGCTTCTAGTTTGACCAGCATGTGCCTGAGTAGCATACTTCAATGCTTCTTCAGGAGATTCATCAAGACCCTGAGCACGTGCTTCTTTGTCCAAATCAAGTTTACGTTGACGGACAGCAGCTTGGTCTACACCTGGCTCTCGTTCTAAGTCTTGTAATGCTTTACGCTTTGCAGCAAGGTCGTCTTTACCCTGAAGTGCAGTTTCAGTTACCCCTTGCATTGCGTTTTGAATAGAATCAACTTCTCTTTCTAAATCATTGATTTCTTGGTCTTGGTGCTTATCATCTTCTTCACTGTGACGCAACGAATGAATAACAAACTTCACGAATGCTTCTGTTTTGTCAGCCGCGCCCGGATAATGCTGTTGTGCATAATTAAGAATTTGGTCTAACTCAGGATCATGCTTCTTAGCTTCTTCGGTTTCGATTACAGTAGATTCTACTAGTTGTTTCTTAGCTGATTCAAGCAGTCCTACTAACTTTACCTTCTGTGCACCTGTAGCAACACTTAGCATTGGTTTAACTAGTTCGATGAATTCTTTAACTGTTGCTTTCTTAGCTGCTGCGCCCATTAGTCTTGCTTCTGCTTTGTGCATCAAATCAAGTACTTCTTGGTCACCCAACTTCTCTGGCATATCTCTGCGCCAAACTTTGAATTTTTGTTCTTCTGTTGCTTCAGGGTGTAGTAGAATCTCACGCATCGGAGTAGCACGAGGTCCTTCTTCTGATGCAAATTGACTTCTTGTTTCTTGTCTGCTAATTACTCTGAGTTTCTTGAATCCGAAACTTTGATAGACCGGTACACCTTCTTTGTTAGGACGTTCTAAGTATTGAAACGATTGTTTCTGGTCTGCGCCTACAACTAATACGACACCTTCATAACCCAAAGCTGCTACTTCTTTCAACGCATCATTTAAGTTACCTTGTGCTGTGAAGATAGTAGCTTGTTGTGGGAAGACTCGTTGATAAATCTTTAGTTTTTCTTCGGGGTATAATGGATCATCCTTACCAACTGTCTTACTAACGAAGAAATAAGGATCGGCACTCATACCTTGTGCTTGGGTGATAACTGCATCAGCTAGGTACATGTGACCTTTATGCCCCATGCCTCTACCCCAACCAACTACTGCTATCTTTTTGTTTCCGGTTCTCTTAATCATATTCTTCTAGGACTCCAATTCATTTGGTCAATTAACTTTAAGAACTGACCTGGCAAATCATGCTGTAAGTTAATCTCAGGATGTGCTTGCACATAGCCTTCTGGATTAGTTTGCATGATACCACCATGTAACCCGATACTCAATGACTTGATGATGTTCATCTTCTCATTAGATACTGCTTCAACTGCACCCAATGTAGCTTTTAATCCTTCTTTATCACTAAGCAATGTCTTTGCTTTTGCTGGGCTCAAGTTCTCCTGTGCCCATGCTGGGAAATCTTTCAATAAGCCCTTGACACGCAAATGCTTATTTAAGTAAGTGTATAACTCTCCACCTGGATTACTTAATCCTGGCTTTGGTGCAAGATAATTGTCAATCTTCTGAGCATTAGCTTTGATAAAAGATTCAAGTTTGTCTAACCCTGCTGAACTTATTCCTGGCATTTCTTCTACGTATGTAGTACCTTGAACGATAACGTCCTTTGTACTGAGACTATCAGTGTTAGCAAGTCTACCTTCAGTAGTGCTGCCTAACTTATCAAAATATCCAGTAGCTGCAATCATCATCTTAGCAGAACCAATTTTCTTACCTAGTTTGCTTGCTACTGGTACATGGAATGCAGTGATATTAGGTGTAAAGTCATATGTCTTAGTGCGGCTGTTTAGTTCTGGCATTGCACTTTGTCCATCAGGCTTAGTTCCTGGATAGAACAAGATGCCGCCTTCTAAGAAGCCTCGTTCAGGACTAGCTTGCTCTAATAGCTTCCATAGACTTGCTACGTTAGTCGCAAATGCCATTCTGCCTGAATCAGCTTCACCGCCTGTGCCCGCAATGAACTTAACTACGTCTTGCGGGTTATCAGGTAATGTCTTGACACCTTGTTTAGTTTGCGTAGCGCCACGTGACAGATATGCCCATGCATTCTTTGGTATCATTCTAAAGATACCTTGGTCATCTCTGCCCCAGTAAATTACTGGCATGCCGTCCCACTTCAATTCGATTGAATCATAGTTGTCAATCATATGACGCATACGTTCAACAACGTGCATTGCACCGTGACTACCGTTAGCAATCACTAAGTCTTCGATATGCTGGTACTTGCGCCCCACTGATGGGGCTGCTGCTTCAAATAGAATATCTGAGAATTTCATTTTAAAATGTCCAATGCTCTACGGAACCACTCTGTAACATTTGGTGTTGCTGCTTGCCAGCTTTTGCCACCTCTTGCTGTGTTCATAATATCTTCTTTACGCTTTGGATCAGGTATCTTTGCCATGATAGATTCTACACTACCTAAGTCTGAGCCTTTTGCGCCCTTACCTAATAGATATTGAGCAATAGTATCCCAATCGTCACTTAACAATTCTGCTTTCTTACCGACAGCATCACGTTTGTACAAGCCCTCATCAGGTGACCATAACATGCCTTGACTACTTGCAAGTGCGTTCATTACTAATTGCTTATTGACACCTTTGTATGGGCTACCTTGAGGGATATCATGTCTATGATATTGTGCAACTTTAGCCGCATTAGGCACAACCTTAATATCAACTTGATAGAACTTGTCGCCCATTGGCATTCTAGTATGTACAGTAACACCTGCTTTGTGTGTAGTGATACCTTGCTTTTGTAGATAGTCGTCAAGTGCCTGACGAGTTGTTTTACCATCAGATGTACCGAACTTATCCATCAAAGTAGATAGCTCGACCATAGCGTCTAAGTCATTTGATGTTACTACTGAGCCGTCTGCTCTATATCGAGGCTTCCAGCATGAGCCAATCACTTCTAACTTAACACCCAATGGGGTTAGAAATTTCTGAGTAGTTTGTGATAGTGGAGCACCTACTTTACTAGGATCAAAGTCAGTAACTACGTCTGACCAAATATTGCCGCCTTCTAGTAAGTTCATTTTAATAACTAACCTTAATATGCTGAATTACACCAGAACTGAAATCGTTCATTACTGCACGAATCCAAACAAAGTTACCTTCAACGTTAACATAACTGTTTTGTGTTGAACCAGTTGATGTGATAGTATGGACGATAAACCAATCAGTTTCTGCTGGATCTTCTGCTAAGGTAGCTTGAAAAGTCAATGTGCCCACGAAACTAGTAAAGTTCCATGTAAATGTCTGTAGGTCTTTTTTGCTTAGATAAAAGCCAGCTGCTGGAAACTTCTCACTGCGGATGAGTGAGTTTTGACCTGTACTAGGAGTTTGACCTAATAATGTAAGTGTGACTGGTTGGCTCATTATGCTCTCACTACTTCCACTACTACTACGTCACCGACTAGTTCTTGCGCTACTTGTTCAAGTGCTTGCTGAATGTCAGAACTAGCGATTGAAGAACCTTCTTCGCTGTCTTTGACGATTTTACTAAATTTAATGACGATTACGTCCTCTACAATCTTTGCCATGGTAAATACTCCACTATAATAGAGTATTTATCATGTTTAGACTATATCAGGACGCTTTTCTAATTTGTACTTTTTACCCAAGAATTCACCGTACATTAATGCTAGATAGCTTAGATAGCTTTCGTCATTGTAGTCAATAAAGTGACCTGAACTTAGCCAGTTGTGCCAGTACATCCATCCCTGTGTCTTGCTAGATTTCAACCAGTGACTTAGTCCCGGACTTGCTCTAAGCTGGGCATTGGTTTTGAGAATCTTACCGAACTTTTCACGGAAATCATCAGGGGCCTTACGACTCTTTAGATATACTCGGTACTTGTGCTTAGGCTCGTTGACAAAGGTTTTGACCCCGACATAACCTAAACTTTGTACCTCAGTATAATCAACTGTACTGTTAGCATGACCGTCAAACGCTAAGTGAAGTGCTTGTAAGTCGTTGCTAAACACAGCCGCAGTATTACCTTCCATGCGGATAGTAATAGTCTTGTCTTTCTTGTGGTCATCACGGAACTGTAGAATCACTTTGATAGCAGGCATGTTTTGCCTGATAATCTCTCGTTCATCCTTGTTAATTCTGCCCCAAAGTTTGTCGTTTAGTGAACGTTTCTCAAACTCATCCGGGCTATAGTAGTAACCTCTACGCAAGCCATCTACTGTGAATCGAGCACGGTATTGATACTTGTTGTAGTATAAGTCATCTCGGTAGTCGAATAAATCGACTCCGGGTGTATTAATTGCTGACTTTAATAATGCCATCTTCACCTACTTCTGCGGTTAGCTTTTGTTGGACATCAAACACAATCTTGTCTTCCTGCAAATTAGCAGTGATGTTAGAATTTTTGATGCGTTCGAACAAAATTTTCTTAGATAACGGTACACGCACTAATTCATCAATCTTACGACCCAGAGGACGTGCGCCCATCTTGCTGTCATAGCCCTTCTCGGCGAGATATTCTACGACTGATTCAGATAGATTCAATGTGATATCATACGATTCTTTCAAAGACTTCTTCAAATCATCAGTGAACTTAACCACAATCTTCTTAATAGCAAGAGTATCAAGTTTGTTGAACTTAGTAATCAAGTCAATACGGTTTCTGAATTCAGGCTTAAAGAATTCTTTCAATGCTTTTTCATCATCGCCCGTGCGTTCAGTAGAACCGAAGCCAATCATTGATTTCTCACTATCACTTGCACCCAAGTTACTGGTCATGATAATGATACAGTTTTTAGCATTGACTTCTTTTCCGTTCGTGCCAGTCACTCGACCTTCATCAAGTAATTGCAAGAACACGTTAAAGATATCAGGGTGAGCTTTTTCAACCTCGTCAAACAACAAGATAGCATGAGGGTTCTTGCTCAAGTCATTAATCAAGCGCCCACCACCTAAGTTGCCTTCACCGAAGCCAACATATCCGGGAGGGGCTCCCAACAATGCTGATACGTTGAACTTTTCACTGTACTCTGACATGTCGTACTTCAACAAGGGCATGTCCAAGTTCTTGGATAGCAAACGTGCTAGTTCAGTCTTACCTGTACCTGTTGGGCCCAAGAACAAGAAACTTGCCATTGGCTTAGTCTCGCTACCGATACCAGCAAAGCTCACATACAAACGTTCCAATACTTGCTTAACTGTATCTTCTTGACCGTACAACTTATCCATAACATTAGATTCCAAGTTAATGATTCGGTCGTTGCTGTCGTTGTTCAACTTATCAGCCGGAACCTTTGTCATACGTTCAACTTGTTCGTAGATTAACTCTTTAGTGATGATTGCACCTTCGTTACCTGCAACTCGTTGCTTTGCACAAGCCGCATCAATCAAATCAATCGACTTGTCTGGGTTCTTGCGGTCGTGCATGTAACGAGTAGATGCGTCTACTGCCGCAACAATAGCGTCTTCGTTGATTTCTACGTTGTGGAAATCATTCAAGCGAGGGCTCAATCCACTCAAGATTCGAATAGTTGATTCACGATTTGGTTCATCAACTGATACACGATAGAATCGGCGCATCAATGCACGATCCTTCTCAAATGATTCGTAGTACTCTTCCCAAGTTGTGCTTGCGATAACTTTCAGTGTGCCTTTAGTGATAGCTGGCTTAATCATGTTAGCAAAGTCAGGACCACTGTTGTTACTTGAACCTGCACCCTTCATAGTATGCGCTTCGTCAATGAATAGAATTGACTTTTTCTTAGTATTCAATGCCTCAACAATGGCTTTAATCTTTTCTTCAAAGTCACCGCGATATTTTGAGCCAGCAAGTAAGTTACCCACTTCAAGTGAGTACAATGTATGACCTTTTAAGAATTCAGGGCAATCACCTTCTACAATCTTCTGAGCAAGACCTTCTGCAATAGCAGTTTTACCTACACCAGGGTCACCAACCATCAATACGTTTGACTTGAATCGTTTAGCGAGGACGTTAACAATCTCGTCAATTTCAGTAGCACGACCAATCAAAGGTTCAATCTTACCCTTGTGTGCCATTTCAGTTAGGTTAGTAGTGTATTCTTCCAAGATTTCATCAGCTTGAGTTTCACTGATGCCGGTGTACGATTCCTGATTCTTGTAGTGCTTTTGCCAGTAGGGGACAAACTCATTCTTAACGACACCATACTTTAATAGATAGTAATGGGCGTGACTATTTGTTTCTGACGCAATTGACAAGTACAAATCGATTGTAGTTACTTGCTTTCGTCCAGTAAACAATACCTGAGTAACACTTCGGTTCATCACACGCTCTAAACTGTTAGTCTTACGTGGGTGAATTTCTTGACCTTGATCCACGGTCATACGAATTGCATGTAGACTATCGATATAAGCAACAACTTCTTTAGTCATTGTGTCGATATCAACACCGTAACTACCTAGACACTTCTTGAAAGGAGTATGTGAGATTAACGATAGCAACAAATGTTCAATAGTACAATATTCATGGTTGCGCTCTTTGGCGAATTCAATAGCTTGTTCAACGATTGATTCGATTTCTGGTGAATTAGTCACTCTTTAAGTCCTTTAAGTTGATAGTCTACTTTGCAGAATACTTTGCGTTATTCTGTCGTCAATTATATCAGGAATCACTGGATCAATCAATAGATATTGGTCACCAGCTGTACCGCCGAAAGGTATGCCCATTCCCGAAATCTTTAACATAGTACCGGGTTTAGTCTTTTCTGGGATAGTAACTTCAAGTTCTTTGCCCGAAATTACAGTGAATTTAATAGAAGAACCAACAATCAAGTCAAGCACAGAGACTGGTACTTTGCTGACCAAGTCATGACCTCTTCGTTCAAATTTTGCGTGGGGATGAATTCTAAACTCAACCATAAGAACTGCATCTTTGATTAAATTAGTATACTTGTATTGAGCACCATTTTCTACCCCAATAGGGATATCAATCTTTACAGTTTGTACGCCAGCGTTGGGGGTTTGCAATTGTAATATTTGCTCTCCACCTGTACATACCTGTTCCAAAGATATCCAAACTGCGGTACGATATGCTGGTTGTCGATTATTCTGGAAGCCTTGTCCGAAGAAATTCTGACCTCCTGCCCCGAACATTTGCCCGAAGATATCATTGATGTCAAATCCTGAATTGTGAAATTCGAATCCGAAAGGATGACCGCCTCGTTGATGTGGATTATCATATTGTGCTTTCTTTTCTGGGTTAGATAAGTTATCGTAGGCTTCTTGAACCTTTTGGAACATGGCAGTGTCACCACCCTTATCTGGGTGATGTACTGCTGCCATTTTTCTGTATGCTTTTTTGATTTCGTCGGGGGAGGCATTTCTGTCCACCCCGAGAGTTTGATAGTAGTCAATCATAATATTGATGATAGCACATTAGGTGCTACCTGTCAATATTTATTATGCTACTCCGGCAACCTTTTCTTTTGTTCTGCCGTATGCTGCGATACCTAGAACTGCACCCATTGCGATGTGGTAAAGACCAGCACCTTGCAATGTCAATGGTTGCCACTGACTTGTTACTGAACCATGACTCAATGCTTGTAGCAATGACCATAATACTGGAAACACAACAAAGTCACAAGTACAAGTCAACATGTAGATCCAACCCATCATTGGGCGCATTTTCTTGTTGATCCAATCTGTTGCGTCTTTATCTAATGCTACAGTAGATTCGCCGCCTTCACTCATTGCGCCGCCGCCACTCTTTAATAGTTCTGATTGGTTTTGTTGTCCGTTTGGAACTGGCGCACTTGCTCCGAAATTGGTAGCTGGTGCTGAGCCTTGTGCTGTTGCTCCAAAGCCTCCAGTTGTCGATGGAGATCCAAAGCCTCCTCCTGCTGACGGAGATCCGAAACCGCCTGCTGTTGCTGACGCTGGTGAGCCGAAAGCGGCTGTTGTTGAATTGGTTGCATTTGTTGCTCCGAATGAACTTCCTTGAGGGAAAGCTGATACTGCGGTGTCAGATGCTAATGCTTCGTGATGGTCGTCATCAGTTGCGATTGCGTTGTCCTGAGGACCTGACTTTCTTGGTAATAATGTTGCCATGTTATAATCCTGCCTTTGCGATAAAATCTTTTAATAGTGTGTCTGGAATCTTGTTACTCTTAGCTGGTGCAAGACCTGCTCTTTCACGCATCTCATTTAACCCGTCGTCTTCGTCTTCTGGGTTCATGTCTCTATACTGCTTTGGGCTTAATGGAATCAACTGTCTAATCTTTTCGGCATCAAGCGGATAAGTTTCTTCGTCAATTTCCATTGTCCAATCAGCTACAGTTAGTTGAGTCAATGTTTCCAAATCTTCGACTAATTCAATAATTCTGTCAGGTACTTTGGTTCTTCTATCTAGTTCAAGGAATATAACATACTTCCCTGTAGTGAGTTCACCTTCACTTACTTTTCCATCCAAAACCCAATCGTACCCACGTTCAAACCAATCAACTAAATCTTCACTAGCTGAATTGCTCTTTACTACCATAGACACAGTGACGATTTCATCATCTGTGCCCATCTTAGCTTCGTACTTGTCGATAGTAATCTTAGGGATTACTTGACCAACCATGTCACGGTAATCTAAGCCTTCTTTAAGAATTTTAGACATTACATCATTCCCCCGGGTCCAGCAGGCATACCACCAGGAGCAGGAGGCATACCGCCCATGCTACCCTGTGCGCCACCTTGACTCATATCTTCATCGCCCTCTTGAGTACCTTCTTTATCCAAGTCGTCCTCATAGGCATTATCTAGTTCTTCTAAGTCAATTGTCTGGTCAGCCAAATCAATTGAACCTTCTCTAATGTCGTTCATCAAATCCTTAGGCATTTGAATGTATACTAACCACACAGACCTGTCCACTGACTTAGGATAATGGGTTCCTGGTTTGTAGTCTTCTGCGCTCTCAATCTTCACTGGAACACTGATAGTAGTCTTTTTAAACTTAATGTCGCACCCTAGACGTAATAAACGCTTACCACCGCTTGGGTCGGGCATAAGTTTCTCTGGGTACATGAAAACACATGATATGCTGTATTTCTTCATATCAGGGCCTCTAACTAGTTCACCTAGTTCCCAATTCTTGTATGCATACAAGTCTGCCTCATCCAATACTCGCTCAAAGTCGAGTAAAGAATTGATTGTGGCGTCACTGAAATAGACTCCCTTGATAGTATTGATGATACTAGGGTAGTCGATATCGTTGAAAAATTCGTCTGAAGGATTGCTCATAGTGTAGTATTTATCATTCTTGCAATGATAATGAGCAAATAAGAAAATTTGGGGTTAGCCTAATATTTATGCTAAATCGCTGCGAAAAAAGTACGCTACTTGACGCACATCAATGCGCCTTAAATATCTCTATGCTTTCATCAAGCATACGCTCGACAAAGGAGATAATTTTGAGCAAACGCAAAACAGGTGCTTTACGCCAGCAGGAACAGGATACACGTTACCCACAAACTTCTAAGAAAGACAAAAACGGACAAACATTTTATTCAAAAGAATCTAAGACAATTAACTTCGACCAAGCACGTGCGAAATTAGATAGACGACCAATCAATCTAATCCCAAAATCAGTAAACCAAGAAAAATACATACTAGCTTTAACTAACGAGAACACGGATATCGTTGTTGTCGGTGGTCCTGCTGGTACTGGTAAGACTTATCTAGCCATGTTAGCTGCCATCAAGGCACTAAAAGCAGGTGAGACTGACCGTATTATTCTATCTCGCCCCGCAATCGGAGTAGAAGAAGAACAACATGGCTTCTTGCCAGGTGACATCAACGCAAAGATGGAACCATGGACAAGACCGCTAATGGATGTGTTGAGAGAGTATTATACAGCAGCGGAAATCGCCCACATGCTAGAAGAACAGATAGTGGAAATTGCACCCCTAGCATTCTGTCGAGGTCGAAATTTTAAACATAGCTACGTTATACTTGATGAAGCACAAAATGCAACACCTGGTCAACTCAAAATGATTATGACTAGAATCGGCGTTGGTAGTAAGATTGTAATTACTGGCGACATTGAACAAGCCGATAGAAAAACAGCCGACAATGGGCTACTAGACTTACAAAATCGATTGGGGAAGGGGGTGATTCCAGGGTTGCAACTATGTAACTTTGAACTGAAAGATGTTCAACGACATAGAATTATTGAGCACGTACTTCGCTTGTACGGAAACTAAAAAAGGGGCTTAACGCCCCTTTTTAAACCTCTGGAGTTTCGTCAGGTGGAGTTTCAGCACCTGCTTCTGCTTCTAATCTTTCGATAATAGCAGGATACAATGGACGATAGTAAGCGTCCATTTTCTCAAATGATGACGGTAATGCGTGACCATCGACTACGCACTTAGTTACTACTCGGTCTTTGTAGTCAATAATGATATTACATGTTTGAATATCTCTGGTCTTGACTTTAGTAGCCACTGTAACTTGTTCGTCAATTTTCCCGTCCGCTTTTCGGACATATGTAATTAATAGATATCTCATTGTGTTAACTCAATCAATGTTGCTGCCAAGTTGATTTCAGGAATACCAACTAGGCTTAAATTTGCTAGACCATTACGAATGATAATGATACTTGCGTCTTTCTTATCCTGTGTCTTGCCCCACAAGTCTAAGTTCGTGTACATCCAACGATATACGTCTTCAATACGACTTGGGTACAAACTCAAATACTGCAATAGTTGCTGACGACCGTCTTGCACTTTACCAGCTTTGAATAATTGTGATGCTTCTACTAGCAATTCATCTTCACCTGTGCCTTGACTTGCAGGTGGTAACAATTTGCCCGTACTACTATTTACTTGAAGTTGATTCAAGCATTTACGCAAGTCAGGGTAGCAAACGCCCACATAGCTATCAAGCACATCCAAATCAAACTCAACACCCTCAGTTACTAGAACTGTTGCGGCTCTGATTGTATACTGTTCTTTATCTGGCTTAGCGATGTGAAACTTATGGCAACGTGATTCACGCAATGCAGGAATAACACGATGCTCATAGTTACAAGTTAAGATGAAACGTGCAGTGCTTGAGTATGCTTCCATATCATTACGCAATGCAGCTTGACCTGCAGGGGATAGATAGTCAGCCTCGTCAAGCAACACAATTTTGAACTTACCGAAGGGCATAGTCTCAACGAACCCTGCAATCTTAGAACGGACAACGTCAACACTGTTTTCACGTGATGCGTTGATTTCCATAACGTCATACTCGTCAATGCCAAGTTCTTTGATTAGAACTTTTGCTAGAGTAGTCTTACCAGTACCCGGGTCACCTGATAGCAATAAGTGAGGAATCTCACCTGCCTTAATCCAACCCTCTACTTGTTCTTTTTGACGTTCATCAACGAACACATAGTCGGATACGTTATTAGGGCGATACTTCTCTACCCACAAATTGTTTTTCATCGCTTCAGTGCTTCCAATGTCATAATTTTACTAAGTGAATCACCTAAATCCGCATCGCTGGGAATCAAGTGAAGTGCTTGCTGATTCATATCAGTCTTTTCGTTATAATAACTGTACTCTACGATATGCCCGCCTGTTGCTGGATACAATCTAAAGCTCATGGCTGATTGATTTAGATGTATTTGATTATCATCTCTAGTGGGGCTTTTAGCTAAACCAACCTTCAAGTTGGTGAAAGAACGTGACTTTCGACTAGTATCAGGAGACATATAGATTGCTTCTTCCCGTTCTGCCCTATCACGTTCTTCTACTTCTTTAATGCCGCGGTATAGCCAATTAAAAAACCATTTCATATTACACCTTGTCGCTGAAAGTTAAATCATCAACTGGTTCATCACTAATCAACAATATGTCATTAGGATCAACCCTACGAATAGTCTTCTCACCTTCTTCATCAACAATATCTACACCCCTAGTCCAGCGACCGTGACTAATGCAAATCCATCTGCCGATTTGAATCTCAGGATCTTTCTGCTCAGGACCAACTGCATAGATTCTTGCCCAACGCGGGCGAATTCCTGCAGATTTCATATCATCATTTGGGATGATAATGCCGCTATGGGTGATGCGTTCATCGAAAGCCATGTCACACACAATGATGTGTGCTCCGATAGCTTTGAACTGCTCTTTGTTAAACTTATGTGGTTCAAATGCTAATTTCATTATGTGATTGTACTACAGCTATCAAGCGTAATCAACTGTTTCGGTTACTTTTTAACAATATCTTGGGTGTCGTCATCTTCTAACATGCGTTCTTCGGGAGAAAGCTCAGATAAATCGACTTCTTGTGGCATTGTACCAGATTGGCGAACTGTGGCTTTGTATGCCTCCTTAACTCGCTTAGTACTGTCCTGGATAATTTTGTTGTTGCTATCCAAGATATCTCCGCGAGCATTGACGTTCATATTACCGACTGCTCTAATCTTTTCATTACGGGACATCATTGCACCCATATCAACTGCTTTATTCATTGCTGAACGATATAATCCACTCATAACATACTCCTTAT